AGAATTAAAGGGTGACCACGATGTCGACTTTTTAACTATCAATTATTTAGATAACGAAGCATGTCCTGAAAGTGCATTGAACTTTATATTAAAAGCTAAAGAGAAAGCAAAGACAAGTAAACATTGGCAAAACTGGTATCGTGTATATGGTCTTGGCGAAATCGGCACGTTACAAGGAACGGTCTTTGAGAATTGGTCCATTGCTCCCTCAATACCAAAGGATGCTGAATTGATTGCTTATTCTTTAGACTGGGGATATTCAAATGACCCTACAGCATTAGTAGCTTGTTATAAATCGGGGCAAGAATATTACTTCGATGAATTGATATACCAAACTAAACTAACTAACAGCGATATTATAGACAAACTAATTAAACTCGGGGTATCGGAATATTCAGATATCATTGCGGATAGTGCAGAACCTAAGTCGATTGAAGATTTAAGGCGTAGAGGTTTTTCAGTAAGTCCAGCTAAGAAAGGACCTGATAGTATTCGAGCTTCAATATCTTTATTGCAAGAAATACACTTTAAGGTAACTGAGAATAGCACCAACTTAATTAAGGAACTTAGAAACTATTGTTGGGATGTTGATAGGGATGGAAATAAAATGCAAGTGCCTGTTGATGACAATAACCATTGTTTTATAGGAGAAACTTTAATTACAACTAATAAGGGTTTAGTTAGGATTGATGAAATAAAAGTAAATGATTTAGTATTAACATCAAATGGATATAAGAAAGTTTTAAAAGTATTTAATAACGGGTTGCAACAAGTTATTAACTATTCGATACAAAACGATATTTTTAATGTAACTTTAGTTTCTACAAAAGAACATAAAATAAAAACTACTAAAGGATGGAAACAAATATCAAAATTGAAATCGGGTCAAATGGTTTACCTACACAAAGATTCAACGGAAAAGAATATTATTTATACCCAAAAGAAAGATACTTTTCTAAAGGTTGCAATAGACTACATAAAGTTGTTTATGAATCATTTAATGGCAAAGTGCCTAAAGGTTATCAAATACATCACAAGGATTCTAATACTTGGAATAATAATATTAATAACTTGGAATGTATTGAAGTCAATAAACATTTATCGGAACATGGTAAGCAAAGGGTTAAAAATAATCCTGAATGGTTTAAATCTTTTTATGAAAAAGGTGTTGAATCCGCTAAAGAATGGCATAAGTCAGATGATGGTAAAAAGTGGCATTCAGAACATGGTAAAGAAATTTATGCTAAAAGAATATTTAATAAACATGTATGCGAAGTATGTAAAAAAGAATATCAAACAAGACATACAGGAAGAACAAAGTACTGTCATCAAAACTGCAAAGCTAAAGCACTTAGAGCTAGGAGAAAGCTATCAAGCTAATGTTTATGATTTAATGATTGAAGATGAACACGAGTATTTTGCTAATGGTATATTAGTTCATAATTGCATAGACGCACTCAGATATTTGGCAATGAATAAGTTAAGTTCGTTATCGGACTGGATGGACTTTGATTAGTTGGCTACAAATTGGAACCAACTGATTTGAATAATGAATATAAATCCTAACCAATGGTTCGGAAAACAAAAGTAAAATTTTAAACGTTATATATATATGATTCCAACAAATGTAAACAATTTAACAATAAAGGAGTTTATCGAATACGAAAATATAAGAACTTCTAGTTTAGAAAACATTGACAAGATAATTCAGATAGCTTCTAGCTTTACTGACATTTCGGTATCGGAATACGAAAATATGTCTTTTAACGAACTTGAAAAAGTAAAGAGTAAAGTATTACTACTTATTAATTCAAAGCCCAACACAAGGCTAAAGAATACGTTTTGGCACGATGGCACAAGATACAAAGCTTGTAAAGATGAGAAAGATTTTAAGACAAATCAATACACTGCTCTGAAGCAATATGAAACCGATGTCATTAATAACCTTCATAAAATATTAGCATTGATATATGTTAAATGCCCTGTATTTACTAAGTATAAATTTAACTCAGATAACGTTGAAGAAATAAGTGATGTTATTTATAATTATGGAAAGGTGGGTGATGTGTACGGCACACTTTTTTTTTACTCGAACAGGTCCGAAAAATTGAAAGCGGATTTGTTGAACTCTTTGGAGGAAGTTCAGAAGGAGATAGCGATACACATGGAGGAAGTGAACAGGGAGTTAAAAGCTTCAGGCGAGAATATGGTTGGTACTTTATAATAGATTCGATAACAGGTGGCGATCCATTTAAAGAGGATGAATTAATGGAGTGGTCGATTGCTAGGTTTTTAAATCGAATACAATATATGAAACATAAAGCGGAAAGTGAACAATTTGCACAATCAATAAATGAATGAAGTTGAAAAAATATTAGAAGCATTTGGAACTAAGGTAGTAGTTGATTTGCGTAAAAGCTTATCGGACAAACTACAGGCTAAAGCATCAAGGTATCAAAGTAAATATAATAGCGGTTCTACTAATCCTGGTGAAAGTGCTTTGGGTGCTTCAATTAAATATAGGATAGTAGATTCATCTGATGGGATTAAGTTAAACGTTTTATTAAATGATTATTGGGAAGCTGTTGATACTGGTCGTAAACCAGCTGGGGTTCTTAAAGAAGCAAAGATTGATAAATGGATTAAGAAACGTAATATAATATCTAGTTTTATAAAGAGTAATTTAGAAGACCGATTAGCAAGGCAAAAAAATAATAAAACTAAAAGAGAAAAAAAAGTATTACAAAAATTATCTTTTGCCGATGCATTAGAAGCTATGGACTTTTTAGTACGAAGAAAAATACAAAATAAAGGATATGAAGGTATTTACTTTTTTGATGCTGTAATGGAAGATGGAAGGCAACAACAATTAACTAAAGACATTGCGGCTGCAATGAAAAAAGATATAGAGATAATAATTAAGACTAATAGATATGAAAAGGAATAAAAATAATAATAAAGACAAATAGATATGGCGATAACAATACTTAGTAAACCTACAGACGCATTATATTATGGTTATGTACCTTGTTATAATAATCAATGGTTTGTGGCTTCGAGTGATCAAACATTAGCAGCTAACTTTAAATATTACATAGTAGTAACGGACATATTAAGTGGTTATAGTGTAACCGAAAAGTTTTTACCTAATCCAAGTGGTAAGCTTCAATTCGATGCTTCGAAGTTTAGTGAGTTATTAATGACTAATTACATTCCAGTTAACGTTTATGGCTTTCAACAAAATACAAGTATTCGTAAGATACGAGTTAACATCGGTGAAATATATGGTTCGCCATTACCTGGCACAATTACTTCAGGAACTGATATTGAGTATAATGTTTGGAATGGTAGTTTAGAAATGCTTACGTTTTCACAATACAATAGTAAAAATTATACTTGGGATTTAAGTACAACTCCTAATCTTAATTACCCTGTATTGTTATCGGATTTAGCAGATGACTACACGTTTAATAATAGAAGTAACTTTTTATATTGGATGATGCTTGAGGGGCAAACTGATTTACCTAAAATATATTTAAGAACTTATAATGCTGCGGGATCAGTGTTAAATACTTATACGATAACAAATAGTGTAAGCACAGGAACTTATCGAACTAACATGGTTTGTATTGATGTCGGTAAAAAAGGAATTGATGGGATTAATGCAGCTTACTTAACAGGGGTTGAATATTACGATATAATGGCTGAGATAAATTCAGAAACTGCTCCATTCAAAATTAAAAGATATACAATAAAATGCAGTCCTCGTTTTGATGTATTTACACTTCATTACTTATCGACTACAGGGGCTTATGAAACTTTACATTGTAGTAAGGTATCGGAATTAAACTCAACTAAAACAAGTACAACTTTTAAACGCTCACCTTGGACCAATGTGTCTAATGTAATGACTTTAGATTATTCGGTAGCTGTAGAGCAACCAACTATTGTAAACGTTCAAAATGGATTAAAGTTAAATAGCGACTGGGTAACAAAAGCAGAATTATTAAAGTATAAAGATTTGTTTTCTTCTCCCGATGTTAAATTAGATTTAGGAACTGCTCAGGGTTATGCATCAGTAAAGGTAACTAATGGAACTTATGTATCTAAGAATAACGATAAGCTAAGAAACTTAACTTTTGATTTATTATTTACTCACAATAACCAAAGACAAAAAGGATAATGAACGATATTAAGATTTTATTATATACACAAGACGCAACTCCGATTGAATACGATGTAAGTTATATTGATGAGATACCTATTAGCTTTAACTTTTTAATATCGGACATAAGAAACCCTGATAAAAAGAATGCAAGTTTTTCAAAGACAATAACATTCCCAGGAACTAAGGATATTAATAAATTCTTTGAGTTAATTTGGAAGTCTAACATAAGTTTAAATTATTTCAATCCTAACAAGAAATGTGACATATATTATTATGTTAATAGCGTACTTCAGTTTAAAGGGGATTTACAACTAATCAAAATTAACGTTGATGATTCAACTGGTGAGGTGGTTTATGAAACTAGCTGCAAAGGAACTATCGGAAATGTATTTACAAAAATAGGAGATAAGTTATTATCGAATCCCGATGACACCTCGTTTACTAATTGTTTAAACTTTAGCACTTATAATCACAATCTAACTTTTAACAACGTAACTAATAGCTGGGCCACATCAATACAAGTAGCTGGTTCTCCTGTTGCATTTGCATTAGGTAATGGATATGTTTATCCTTTAATTAATTATGGTAAGACATCAGTAGTAGCTCCTAATCCTTATAACCAAGTAGCTGAAGCCGATTACAATATAAAGTTCTTTAGGCCCGCATTATATAAAAAAACTATATTAGATAAGATATTCTCCGATGCTGGTTATACCTATACATCAACTTTTTTTAATTCAGCTTTTTACAAAAGGCAAATCATTCCTTCTACAAATGATAAGTATGATAAGTCTCAAGCTCAATTAGCACAAAATCAATTCTATGCTGGTTTAACAACAACTTTATCAACTCCTGTAATAAGTACAACTAATCTTTTTGGTAATTGGTATTCTAACTCATCAAATCCTCAAACAGTATTATTTAATAATACTAGTACATCTCCATATAACGATGCTGGTAGCCATTATAGTTCGGCAACTGGTTTCTTTACACAATCAAGTTTTATTAACTATACAGCTGGCTCAACTATTGTTTTTGATTTAGTTATAACAGCTTCAAGTGCTACAGCAGTTTATGCAAAACTAATTTCATTAAATTTTAATATAGTAATTGAAGGTGCTCCACCAACATACGGAACTTATAGTTTAATAAGTAGCTCGGTAACTGATTATTTGGTAGGTACTACAGCTAATTTACAAATAACAGTTGTAGCTCCATCAACAACGGTTGGGCCTGGAGGTCCATTATATGTTCAGTTTTATTTAAGTGGTATAAATTATCAATTATATCGCTCAGATACAACCACTTTAGTAAATACAGGAACTTCAACAATAACAGCAAATATAAAAAGTGGCTCAGAGTTTTATGCTAATTACGAAAATCAACAAATAGTCGAGGGTGATTTAGTAGACTTAAATAATGTTTTACCTAATAATATAAAACAAATAGACTGGTTAATGTCAGAGTTTAAATTGCATAATCTTTATATGGTGCAAGACAAAACAAATGAATATAATTATTTTATTGAAGATAGGGAGAATTTTTATAGTGGCTCAATAGACTGGTCCGATAAAAGAGATTATTCTATGAAGCGTGAAGTATTGCCAATAGGAGAATTAGATTTTTTAAAATACGAATTATCGTATAAAGAAGATGCTGATTATTATAATGATAAATATCAAAATGATTATAAAGAAACTTTCGGTAAACATTATGAATATATAGATAATGATTTTATTACTCAAACAAAAGATGTAAGTGTAATTTATTCGGCTACTCCATTAGTTGGTAATAATGTAAATGGTTTGGTAATTCCTTATATTTTAAAAAATGATAACGGGGTAATAGGTTCAATAGGAGCAAACATACGATCTCTTTATTATGGCGGTTTACTTTCTTTAAGTTTTGGTAATTGGAGTTTATGGTATTCAGGTGGTAATACATCAACAACTTATACTACATATCCATTTGCTGGAGATTGCGATAATCCTTATAATCCTACTTTAACATTAAATTGGGACACACCAAGAGAAATTTATTATACATATCAACAAGCGACTTATACCGATAACAATTTGTTTAATAGGTTTTATTCTAAAATGATAAATCAATTAACTGATAAGAACTCAAAGATTGAAAGGCGATATTATAATTTAAGTGCTTACGATATTAAGAACTTTGATTTTAGAAATGTAGTTTGGGATGATGGGTATTATATAGTAAATGCGATAAAGGATTACAACTTTATGAAGCCACAATCGACAATGGTCGAACTATTAAAATTAACTGACTATGCTGTTTTTATACCTGATAACGATATTGAAAAACCTTTAAGTAATAGAATAGGTAATATAAGTCAATTACAAAATTTAAGTTCTGCAAGTGGCAGTAATATAAACTTTGGTTATAATAGTAATATAGTAGGTGGTGATAATAACTTTGTAGCTTCAGGGGCAAATAGCGTTACGCTAACGAACTCAAACAATGTAGTTATAGAATCATCAGTAAGTAATTTTACAGGCGTTAATTTAACAGCCAATAGCACAATAACAAGTGGTGGGATTAACTTATCGGATGCCATTACAATAGATAATTCAAGTGGAAGTTATTTAGCTAAAATAAATACAAGTCAAGTAGTAAAAAAGTCAATAACAATAACAGCCGATTATACCATTGATGGAAGTTGCACATTCTTTTATGTAACCGCAACAGCTGGAAATATAAATATAACTATTGATGCTACTTTATTTATTGATTACGAATTTACATTCTTTAGAACTGATGCAACTGCTAACCTAGTAAAGTTATACGGAGCTGGAGCAGAAACATTAAACGGGGTGGCTTTACCACAAACAATTATTACAGGGCAATATTCAATAATAACAATTAAATCAAACGCAACTAACGTCTTTATAATATAATTATGGCAACTGAAAAAATAGGAATAGAAGTCGAGGTTAAGGGAGCTGAAAAATCAATCAGTTCTTTTAAAGATTTAAAAACAGCAATTAAGGCAGCCAAGGATGAGCAGATAGCAATGACTGAGAAGTTTGGAGAAAACTCTATTGAAGCAACAAAAGCTGGTCAAAAATTAGCTGGGTTACAAGATAGGGTTGGTGATTTAAACGATGCAACTAAAAGTTTAGCTGGTAGCGGAATTGAAAAACTATCATCTTCATTTAGATTATTAGGTGAAGGTATTGCTAATTTTGATTTTGATAAAATCAAAATAGGGTTTGGAGGTATTGCATCTGCAATGAGTGCTATACCAATATTTTTAATTATAAAAGGTTTAGAATATTTATATGAGAATTTTGATAAAGTTAAAGCATTATTATTTGATACTACTGATGAAGTTAAAAATAATAAAGAGGCATTAGAAGCATTACAAAAACAACAAGATGCTTCAAAAAAATCATTGGATGATTATATTGGTTCTTTAGAAAAAGAACTTGAAACATTAAAATTAACAAATGCAAGTATTGAAGATCAAGTTAAATTAAGACAAAAAATTACAGGAGTACAAGTAAAAAGTATTGATGAACAAATAAAAAAACAAGAAGCATTAATTGAAGTAACTAAAAAAGAAATTATACAAAATGAAGCTTTATTAAGACAATCACAATTAAGAGCTGCTGGTACAAGTTCAAGTTATGAATCTGAAATAACAACTAAAAACAGAGCATTAGATAATACATTAAAAAATCAAAAAACTGAATTAGAAGCTTTAAGAGCTGCAAACGTTGATAAAGCTAGTGTAATTGCTAAGGGTGAAGATGATATAAAGAAAATTAATCAACCAGCTATTGATGCAGCAAATAAGTTAAGAGAAAAAAGATTAGAAGATGAAAAAAAGTTATTAGCGGATATAGAAAAAGCAAAAGAAGAATCATATATAAAAACTTTAAAAAGTGAACAAACACAGGCTATTGCTAAAGCACAATTTCAAAATAATGATTTAATAGCAAGTATAAATTCAACTACAGCAAGTCAAGCAATAAAAAATAAAGCATTAGCTCAAGCTGAAATAACTTTACAAGATAATATATTACAAATACAAAAAGATTATAAAGTTAAACAAGAAGCAGTAGAAAAAGCGGCTAAAGAAAAAAAAGATGCACAAGATAAGGCAGATGAACTTTTATTTCAAACCACTCAAAAAGGAAAAATAGCAAATTACTTATCTAGGTTAGAAAGTGAATATCAATTAGAATCACAAAGATTAACAAATCAAGGTAAAAATTTACAAGAAGGATCAAAGGCAGAAGAAGAAAATAATGCTAAAAAAGTAGAATTACAAAGAGCACATCTTGCAGAAATTTATCATATTAATATTGCCAATGCTGAATTATTAGGATTAGATGTTACTAATATTGAAAATAAATATTTGCAAGATAAAGAAGCTGCAGAAGATGCTGCAAGGGAACGAAAAAAAGCTAAAGAAAAAAAATTACAACAAGATATAGTTGATTCGGTAAATCTTGCAGCTCAAACAACTTTAGCAGTTTCAAAAACTTTATCGGATACTTATTACATGAAGGAAACTCAAAAGATAAATAAACTTTATGCGGATAAATTAAAAAATGTTAAACAAGGTTCTAAAGAAGAAAAAGCAATATTAGATCAAAAGGCAAAAGATGAAAAAGATTTAGCAAGGCAACAATTTGAAACACAAAAGAAGTTTAATAGAGCTAGTGCTATAATGAATGGTATCTTAGGATTAGGAGCTATCTTTGCAATTCCCGACCCAACGTTAGGAATAATGTCAGCAATAAGGGCAGTCGCTTTAGTTGCAAGTACAGCCGCAAACGTTGCTCAGATAAATGCTACACAATTTGATGAGGGCGGAAGTTCAGCGGGTGGAATACCAGCAGCAGAAACCTCAGCACCAAGTACAGCTCAAGCTCCTTCAATATATGGACCAGGTCAAGGGCAATCAACTACATTTACTGGTAATCAAAATAATAACTTTGCTCCTGTTAAAGCATACGTTGTTGAAACTGAAAACCGAAGTACAACAAATAGAGTAAACAAATTAGTATCGGAATCAACATACGGATAAATTTAAACGTTATTACAATATGGAATTACCAATTAAGAAAGCAATAATAGATGTCGAAGATTCAGAGATGGGATTAAAGACAGTTAGTTTAGTTAGCGATCCAGCAATACAAATAAATTGGATTAAGTTCAACAAACAATCTGAAATCAAATTAGCAATTCAAAACGAAGATAAGAGAATTATATTCACACCTGTACTTATACCAAATCAATTAATTTATCGGAATATAGCTGGTGAGGAATTTAACTTGATGTTCGATAAAGAAACGATTGAATTAGTAGAACAAAAATGGGTTAAAGATAATTTATCAAGTGCTGTAGATATTGAGCATTCAAGTAAATTAATAGATGGGGTTACATTCTTTGAATCAGTATTATTAAACAATGAAAGATTTGCAACAGCAAAAGGCTTCGAAGGACTGCCAGAAGGAACTTGGTTTCTTACGGGCAAGGTTGAATCGGATGATGTATGGACAAAAATCAAGTCGGGTGAAGTTAACGGTGTTTCGATTGATGGCCTTTTTAAAACAGCTGAAGTCAATAAAGTAACTATGTCAGATGAACAAGTAATAAAAATAATAAACAATTTAAAAACTTTAAACGTTATATAAGCATGGAAACAAATGTTATCTCAAAAATTAAAGACTTTATCATTACTAAATTAAGTGTTGATGAACGTGTGGCCTTAGAAGGTCTTAATCCAGTTGCTGCACCCGCTACAATGCCAACTGAAGAAAAAAAACCAAGTACCGAGCAAACACCTGAAGTTAAATTAAAAGAAGCTAAAACAGTTGATGGATTAGTATTTGCTTATGATGGGGAATTAGTTATCGGAACTGCAATCATGGACATTACAAGTGGAACAGCTAGTCCAGTAATGGATGGTGAATACACAATGGAAGATGGTAATGTAGTTAAAATTTTAAGCGGAGTAGTAGCTGAGATAGCAAGTAAGGAAGCAGAAGTAGAAACTGCAAAAACTCCTGAAGAAAAAGAAAAAGAAAAAGAAAAAGAATTAGTTCCTGAAGAAATGAAAAAGGATATGTACAAAATGAGTGCAATGCAAGTTTCTTTAGAGAGTCAAATATCTAGTTTGAAAAAACAAGTTGTTTTACTTAACAAAGTAGTAAACGAGATTTTAAACACACCAATACAAAATGAAACTAAGGTTTCTAAAAATTGGGAAGAATTAAGTCCTTTAGAAAAATTTAGACTAACAAAATAATTAATTAATAATTTAAAACAAAATATAAAATGGCAATTTCAGCAACAATAGTAGACATCAGAGGTAAAGCGGTTGAGCCGATTATCGAAGAGATTTTATTTGCAAATGATACTGTAAATAAGAATTTAGTAACTTTAGCAACTGATATAAAATCAGACACAATCTTTACTGAGAATGATAACACCGTAACAGCTCAAGC